AAACCACCGAAACCACCGTTTCCGTTATTGAATCCACCAAGCAAAGCGATTATTAAGATAATCCAAATTGCACCATCGCCACCAAATCCACCAAAGCCATTATTTCCATATCCATTCATCATTGGATAAACAGGATAAGGATAAGCTCCGTTGTTAGTAGCTAATTCCACAGTTGGTTGTATTCCTCCGTTCATATATTTCTCCTTTCCATATATTTAAACCTATTGCTAGTTTATAAGTTTATATAGGCATACATAACTAGCATATATGCCTATATAAGCCTATAAATGGCTTATTTAAGTTTATTAATAACATCATCACCAATTCCAAATTGCCTTGCTTGATTAAATATGCGTTCCATTTGTTCAGGTTTATAATTTTTAGTTACTTCTTTAAATATCTCCTGTGGATTACTTTTGTTTTTTTGTGCTTGATTTAAAAACTGAAACATTTGTGGATTTCTCGCTTTCAACTGGTTCATTAATAGATTCATCATTTGACCTTGCATTTTGTATCATTCCTTTCATTTCGTTAATTTGTGCTTTTAGCATTTCTATTTGAATATCTTTTTCATCCTTTGCTACAATTTCAGTTAATTCGTATGTTTTTATTTCACCTTTTATATTTTTTATCCATACTATTGACATATCTTTGCTAAAATAAGGTGTTTCTCCTATTACCATATCTCTTTGTACTTCATCTATTGAATTAGCGTATCTAATTACATCTCTATTTGATGGTGCTAATTGAAAGTTTTGAGTAAGATTAGTTGGCTGAGGTTGTTGCATTTGTGCTTTCATTCTTTCTAAATTGTTAATTTGTTCATTTAATCTATCAATATTTGCTTGTGAATTATAAGGGTTCATATAAGGGTTATTATACATTTTTATTCCTCCATTAATTTGTTTATTTTGTTTATAAGTAATTCAACCAAAAAAGAGCAAGATTTACAGTAAGGCACACTTGTATTAAAAGCATCTTTAACCATATTCTTGCTCCTTTCTACATTAATAATAATAAAAAAATAGAGTGTATCTCTACACCCTATATATTGAAAAATATTCTAAAAGAAAATGCCACTTTTTCTTGTATTTCAGTAATTCTATTGGTTTCTATTTCTAATATATCACTTATTTTTTGAAATGATAATTTATCTTTAAATCTATATTTATATACTAAATAAGATAAAGTATCTTGTTCACTTATTCTATTTTCAAATTCTATCAATTTGCTATTATTATTATCTTTTATATAATCAATTATATCTTGATATTGAGTAGTTTTGCCACTCCACATAAACATATCACATATATTAGCATTATCAGTTAATATAAAACCACTAAATAATGTTATTACTATTGAAACAATAAGATCTACTTTTAATAATAAAAACAAACTAACAAATATTGCCATAGTTACTATAAAACATAAATATGGACTTTTATAATGCATAGGTTTTTTAAATATAAACCTTGATATTGGAAACAACAACACAATTGTTATTATATTTTCTTTATTAACTTTTAAACCTATACCTATTAAAAATACTGAAATAATTTCAAGAATATTAAATAGCAATACTTTTATAAACATTTTCTTATTCATAATTATTCACCATCTTCGTCATAAAATCCAAAAAATGAAATCATTATATCACCACCTAAATATTTTTAAGTATTATTGGTAAAATAATATTTGCTAAAAATAATGAAATATTAATTATATATAAACTTATATTTCTAATCGTAATAGCTTTTATTTTACCATCATCTCTTCTATTCCATAACTTACAATATTTTTTATAAAAGTTATTGTAATTTACAGGTAGAAACATAATAATACTCAAAGTTAATACATATATTATAAATGCAATATTATAATTTTGTATACACAGTATATAGATAGAACTAAATATCCACAAGTATATATAAGTAATATTTATTATAAAAATATCTATTATTTGTGTTTTGTTTTTAAAAATTACTTTTAATGAAATATAATACAATATAGCCATTATAATGTAATAGTAATTATGAAATTTATAATCAAAATTAGTAAATAATAAAGACACAAAATAACTTATTATCATTAATAAATACAATTTATTACTTTTTACATTTTTAAACTTACATATCATTTTATACATAAAGTAAGTTTCAAATAATATTGCAAATACATTAGCAATTATTTTCATTATATACCTCCTTTGAGTTGTATATAATACTATAAAAATCAAAAAAAGCAAGTTTTTAACTTACTTTTTACCTATAAAATATCCTATTGCTGTTGTTATTATTGCACTAATTATAATCCAAACTGCTTTGTTCCATTTGTCAGCATCTTTTTTTGTTGTTTTTTCTTCTAATTCAGTTTGTAACTCTGTTAACTTATCTTCTAATCTTTGTACTCTTGCTTTATCAACCGTATTATCTCCTATTTTTTTTACATTTTCATTTAATGCTTCTAATATAGGTTTAAATGTAGCAATTTCAGTAAGAATATCAATTTGTTTTTCTTCAATTTTTTCAATTCTTTTTTCTAATCTATCATAATTGTTCATGATTGTCCCTTTCTTATTCTAAAAGTCTACATAGAAATTTTTATTTAATACTCTTACTTTTTTAGTATACCATTTTATTTTGTTTTTTTCAACATTAAGCCTTTTCAATTATGATCTTGTTGTCCTTTGAACTTATTTTTAATTCCTTATCTACTAAATCAGTCTTATTTACTATTTCTTTTGGTATTGAAACTACATAACAATTCAATCTTCTTTCGCCTGTTTTAAGTGATTTATACATATTCTTTGCTAGTTTTGGCATTATTTATCACCTTCTTCTATAAGATATTTTTTTATTAAAAACAAATCTTTACTATTAACTATTCCATCATTATTAACATCATAATTATTTTCTTTTTTATTTATATTTAAAGCAATGTTTATAACAAATATTGTTAATGTTATTAAACATATTATTTTAATTAATTCTATTATTTTTTTCATGTTATTTGCCATCCTTTAAATAAATTATTTTTCACTATAAAATATACAATTCATTGGATGAACTTCAATTTTTTCACCATTTGTTAATTTTAATTCATAATTGCTACTAGACCATCTTTGAATATAAACTATATTGTATTCTTCTTCACCACATTTTGCTTTATTATATCCATAATCTTCAGCACAACCTGTTAGCAAAAATATTGGTATAATTAATAAAATTATCTTTTTCATATTTCCTCCTTAAATAAATATTTTTAATTAAATATTTCCTTTATTTGTTTGCCAGTTAAATAATCTGCAAAATGAAACCAACAATGTGCTTGTGTTTCTTCGTTCCAATAATCACTATTTTTAAGTTTTAATAAATAACAATAAATATCTTCTTTAATTCTTTTCATCATTCTCGCCTCTTTCTATAATCATATTATCATATAATTATATAATGTGTCAACAAAAAAAAGAACATAGAAATATGTTCTAATTTTGATAACGTGATATGCCATTATCAATTTATCTTACGAGAGCTTATTCGTAAGTAATTTACTTATATCACTTTAATTTACTTTTTGCAATTCTTCTATAACCACTTACACTTAATCTTTGCACTTTAGTAGGTAATCCTGATACATCACTCAATTCTTTGTATTTATGTGTTAATTGTGTAATTTTTAATTGTGATTCATTAACTAACTCATTATTATTACTAGCTTTGGCTAATATTTGTGTGTCTTTTTGTTCTCTAATAGCACGTTCTAATTGACGTTGTAATTGAGTTCCTTGATAATTAGTATAATGCTTGCCTTCATATTCAAAACCTTTGTTATTACTATCTATTATTTCTTTTAGTTGTTTATCATTATATTCTGGTTCACTTACTCCTAATACTATACTAAATATATAGTGATAACAATTCATTTCACTTATTGGACGGTAGCCATTTTTGCCATCATGGTCTAATGTAAATTTTTTACCTTTGTAGTCTGTTGCTTCTTGCCCACTTTGTAATTTTTCAAATTCTTCATTTGAAAATTGGTGTCCTTGCATTAAATGATCTGGTGCCGGGTGACTGTGAGTGCTTATCTCTACACCATTCGTTCCTATTTCTTCGCCAATTATCTTTTGATTTTCATTATGTAGTTCTCTTAATCTACCTTTTAAGTGCATTCTAACTGCACTATCTAATCTCATTGACCTGCCACTAGCATATTCAATAGTCTTTAAACCTGAACCACCAATGTCTTTCATAATTCTAGTCATAGCACTGTCGAATGTTTCTTTTCCAGTTCCTACATTTACTAATGCTTCATCAAGAACTCTATTGTATGTTTCTCTTAATCCTATAAATTGAACTTGTCCATTTATATCATGAATGGTATAACCTAACACATTTGTGCGAGTGAAATTATACATTTCGTTCTTAACTATGTTTGAAAGTGCCTCTGTTTGCCTTTTTAATGCCTCATTTTGCTCGTATTCTACAAAAGGTATATTTCTATACTTGTAAAACTTTTCGTAGAACAGCTGGTCTTTTTTGGCGTAATTAGAGAATATATCGTCAATGTCTTTTATGTTTAGGTTAGTATATTTCGATATTTCTTTGACAATGTCTTCATAATTGCCATTGTATTTTAAGATTTGCACTAATTGTTGTGCTTGTGTTGGCGTTAATTCTCTTATTTTTTTAATAGAAGAACCAATTTTCATTAGAAAATAGGTATTTGCTTCTTCTATCCTATTTATAAGTCGTTCAACTAATAAATCGATTTGTTCTTCAGTTATCATAGCATCACCTAATACAATTATATCATAAAAAAGAGATTTTATTAAATCTCTAATTCACCTAAAGCCGTAACATCTAAAATAAATGGCTTGTCGTTGTTTTCTTGGCTTATGTTAGTTTGTCCGTTATAACTTAATTTTATTGCTTCTAATTGACTTATTAATGTACTATCAGTTATTTCTTCGTATGTTGGTGTATCTAAAACATAGTAAACTTCAGTATTATGAGTTGTTAGCCATGTCTTAAAGTCTGCTACTGTTGTATAACTTGAATTTCTAAATATTACTGCATTGTTATTTGCGCTATCGTGTATAAAAAACTCACCATTACTTAATTGACTTGCACCTGTTACTGTTGAGTTGTATTTAAAATAATTACTTAAACCTGTTCTTACACTACTTAACTTTGTAATATAGAAAGTATCAGTTCCCCATTGATACCAACTTTCACTACCATCTAAAACAACCTTACCAATATTCTTCTTCAAATACCACTTACCAGCAGTTAGTTCTGTATCACTTTCAGTTGCTAAATAAAACTCATCTTCGTAATCACCTATTTTGCAGTATTCTAATGCAGGTGTTCCGTATGGTGTGTATGAGTTGGCTTTTGTTCCTTGTTCGATTTGAAATGTATCTAAATCAATATAATCATATCCACCCTCTTGATAAGTTCTTATATATTTTATAGTTTTATTTGCTTGTGATACTATTGTTATATTATTCCAAGTATTTATCGTTATTGTACTTCTAGATATTGCTTGTATTGTTCCGTCTGTATATTCAATTGCAATATTTGGTGAATAATTTGCAAATAAACTATATGAAATTGTATATTGTGTATTTGCTTTCCAATTTGTTTTAAAAATATATTTATTATCAAAATCTCCTACACCAGCATTATAATTATAGAATAAACAATTTTTTTCATCTTTAGTTTCCAATTTAGCACTACCAGCATTATTAATTCTACTAACAAAATCTTCAGCCCAACCATCGTATGCTAAATTCTCCACAGGTAAATTTAGTGGTAGAGATTGTTCTTCGTGTGGTGTGTATGGTGTAGCAGTTGTGCCTTTGTTTATCATTATATTATTATGATATGTTGCTGTTCCACTTGTTAAGGCACAATAAAATGTAAAATAATAAGCGTTTATTGGTGAAGTAAAACTTTGACTTGTTGTTTTTGTTGAAATAGGTGTTGGTCCAATAATTGTTTTATTGCTATCATAAAACATTACTGCATAATTTTCATATTCACTAGGTTTAGTGAAATAAATAGTAGTATTTGGATTTATTGGTATATAATCAACACATCTTAAATAATTGTCTCCGCTGCCTTTTGTGCCTGTTGTTCTATTCCAATAACCATTTTCCCATTGTTCATTCCATAAGTTCTTATTTTCTACCTTAATCTCATTATCTCCACTAACTGTATGTATGTCTTGTGGACTATCAGGTGTTGGTGTTCCTTCTTGACTTGTATTTCCTTTTAAGTCTATTTTCATTTTTGCTTGTATTGTATTGTTTAATGTTAGACTTTTTCCTGTTCCATTTACTTTATTCCAATTATTCCATAATGTATCAGTTCCATGTGCTAGAAAGTCTTTGTATATGTCTATTAATTTACTTGAATACAACCTAAAAGGCTCGTTTGATATATTTGCACCACCTAAGTTTAAATTGCCTTTAATAAGGGTTTTTGTGGTGTTTAAATAGGTTAATTTTTCTGCTGTTGTACCCATATCATATTACCTCCCCATTCAATAAATCTAGTGCTGTGTTAATATCTCCTACTAAACCATCAACATATGCTTTTGTAGTTAAGTCTTTTCCTGTTATTACATTTTCTAGTGTTCCTTTACTTATAAACCAAGTATTGTGTTTATTTTGATATGTTGCATAAGAAACGTTTTCAGCAAATGCTATACCACTTGAATTAACACCAAAACCATAAGTTCCTGTCTTAATTACCCCACCTTTACTAGAACTTGCATAATCAGTATTCTTTACATAGTCTGTTAAATCAGGTATATCTTCAACATCTGCTTTATTATCTAACAAAACATTTATTTCTTGTTTTTTATAATAATCATCTAAATCAATACTTATTTGCTTTTCTCCTAATCGTTCCCATTTATTATTTAACCAAGCATATTCATCATATAAATCACTTGTTTCAGGGTCTTGTTTTGGTACAAAATATAATGTATCACCACTACCAACTAATGGCAACTCATTAACTATTAATAATTTTATTGCTCCAGGTTCACCTTTGTCGCCCTTTTCACCTTTTTCACCCTGTATTCCTTGTTCTCCTTGAATACCTTGCTCACCAGTATCTCCTTTATCTCCTTTATCACCTTTGTCGCCTTTAAAATAGCCACTATCTACTTTTTCTTGCAAATCAGTTAAAGCATCATCAATATCATTTAAGCCATTATTTAAAGCCTGTTCTACTTGTTCTTTGTCGGTTGGTGTAATAGGCTCGCTATTTTCAAAATTGTCTTTTAAACTACCAACCCACGTATCGAAATATGCTGGGCTTGGATTATATCTCTTTATTTCTTCTTCATTTTCAACTAAATAAGCAACCACGCCTATTTCAACTTGCCCTTGTTTATTTAATACTTCGTAAGGTATATTACATTGATTATTTATTATTATTTGTTTATAAGTTTTACCATTTAATGTAAAATATGCTTCTTTTACATAATCTTCAGTTATTTCTTCAGCAAATTCAAATTCAACACTTGTTATATTTATTTCTTTTTCATTTACTGGGCTTTTAACTATTTCAATTTTATGTGGGTTTACTTTTAACAACATTATTCTTCACCTCCACGTGTTCCTAGTAAATCTTCAGTAGTTGGTTCTTCTTCTTTTATTTGTGCTATCTTTTGTTTAGCAACTTCTTCTGTTTCCCCGTAGACTTTCATACGATATTCAACTTTACTTGTAATACCTTTGCTAACTTCTCTTTCAAGTCTTTGTTGTGTCTTTTCTTGGTTTTCAAATCTTGAATAATCAAATTCTACTTGTATTTCATTTTCACTCAATTCTATATCTTCTAGGAAGCATACTGATTTAACCAAATCTATAATAACATCTTTAATAACTGTTTCATAAACTTGTTTAGTTCTAAATGCTTCATCATCTTCACTTAATATTTCAGTAGCAGTTGCATTTCCTTTGCCATCTACTTTGTAATAATCACTACCTAAACCTATTGAGCCTGAATACCAACTTAATTCTGCATTTATTGAATCAATATGTTCTTGGTATCTTATATCAAAGCTAATGTCTTTTACAGGTTGGTCTTTCATACCATTCATTGCTACATAAGTTCTATCATTTTTATCAAAGTACAATGTTTGTGTTATGTTTCCGTTTTCATCAACTTGTGGTGAAGCTTTTAAAGCAGTTTTATCTACTAATATTCTTCTTTTGCCATCAATAAACTCCATATCAAAACTATCATATTTATCATCAATTGCCTTTAATTTATCAATAGAATTAGCAAATATACTTATTCCCATTGGATTGCTAATATCTACATTATTAACAATTGGTGGTTTAACTATTTGAAAATGTGGTGTGTCAGTATCATATACTACACTTTCTTCTACATTAGGATACTTTTCTTCAAATGGTATTTCTTTTCCTAATATATTTGGACTTTTTGACTTATATAATTCATTTAACTTTCTATAAACTTGTTTTAGTTCTCCTGTTTTCTTATCTTTTTCAGTTTTAAACTCGTGATAAGTTAAATGTGTATAATATATAGGTTTTCCTTTTTCTTCTTCTTGCCATTGGTCTAATGCTACAAATCCTGTTATATTAAAATTGTCATAAGCATAAGGAATTATACAAGATGGATCTAGCATATATTCTATTCTTGTTCTACCTAATTCATCTTTATACTCATTCATTCCAGTTGTACCTAATGCAAAGGCAAGTTCTAGCAATTGTGGAAACATTATAGTAAAGTTATTTTGTTTACTATCTAATACCTTCCATAATGCTTTTGTTTTTTCATCAGTTGCTAATTTAATATCGCATTTATTACTCCAATTAAGTTTCATCATATCTTCTGATGATTTCTTTGCTAACGCCATTGTTTTCTTTTCTACTTCAACAGTGCTTCCGTCAGCCATTTTTATGTTGTAAAAGTGGAAGTCATCCACAACTCCTTTATACCAACTATTCCATACATCTATTAAATCATAATAGTCAGTGTTAATAATATTTATTCCTTTCTTGTTTAATTGCTTTCTTAAATCATCATAAATTGTCACTTAAATCCCTCCTTAAAATTCTAATCCTAGTTTTTCTAGGTTGTCTTTCACGTAATATTGAAAAGCGTCAGCTGTATGATCTGCATAATAATAAGAATAATCGTTAGTGTGTGTGTTATAGTAAGTCTCACTTGTTAATTCTTTTTCTTCTTTATCAGGGTCAGGCTTACCTTTTTCTACACTATCTTTTTTCCACATATAGTTTTTCATTTCTTTAATGTGTATCCAATTATTCTCCGTGTTTAGTATAACATATTTTCCTAAATCTATGAAATCTTGTGAATATTCAATTAATTCTTCTTTGTCTTTCCCTTTATTAACTGGGTGCAAGTTTATACCAAACATAGCAAAATATTGGTTTCTTAAAGCACCTTCTGCTGAATCTATTGTTTCATTATCTACTGTTGTTTGATATTTTTTGCATATATAAGTCCTAAAGTTAAATAAATCTTGTGCTAATTCGCTTGGTGCTTTCTTTCTTGTTTTTTCGTGTGGTGAATAATAATAAGTATCTAATAAATAGTACCGTCCATCACTTGCATATCCAAAAGCCATACAAGTTGTTGCACTTGTTTGATGTCCGCAATCTATTGCAAAGTCTACATATAATATTCTTAATTTATTTTCTTCTATATAATTTGGTTTTTCTATAATAAATAAATCAGGGTTATATATAAGTCCTTCAATACCTATTACTTTTCCTAAATATATCCATTCATATCTCTTAGGATCATATTCTTTTAATCTCTCAGCCTCTGCTATAAATTCTCTACCAAGCCATTTTATTGGTACTGTTCTATAATCACTATGATGAACCAATACATCATCTCGTTTTGACATTTCATCACACCATATATTTACCCAATGGAATTTGTTTCTTGGGGGGTTAAACGAATATAAAACACTAAACCAGTCATCGTTACCACGTGAAAATGTTGCTATTATTTGGTCTATTTGGTCTTGACTATCAAATTCCGTTAATTCTTCAAACCATACCATTTTAATTGGAGCATCTTCATCAATAAATCCTTTCACCTTTTCATAGTCATCACCACCAGCAAAATAAATGTTGTTTTCTGTTTGGTTTAGGTGTATTTGAAAGGGGCTTACTGTTGCTGTATAATCTAACCCTTCATATAATCCTAATCGTTTTAACGCTCTCTTTATTTCTTTAAACACACTATTGCGAATTGTGTTTTGATATCGTTTAATTATAATAGCATTACAATTAAGATATTCAAGATTAAATTCATCTATTTTAATAGCTATCATGCTTGTTTTTGTAGAACCACGTCCACCTTTATATATTTGGTGTCTTTTCTTACTATTAAATGTTTTGTAAAAATGTGGTGCAATTATATCTTTAATATCAATTGTCTGATCCATCTTCATCATCCTTTGGAAGTGAATTAACAATTGTTACTCTTGATGTTGTTTCAGTAGGTTGTAATAATTCTCCTAATGTTTCTAATATTGTTTTGTAGTTTTGTGCATTACCATTTATAGCTCCATTTAATAGTCCAAGTGTAGCTAATTCTCTATATGTTTTACCATTTTTATATTTTTCATCTAGCAACATTTCGAGTGTGGCTTTCATAGTGGCTTTTTCTTTACGAACTTCGCCAGAACGAATACCACCCATTTTAGCAATTTTCTTTTGTTCTTCCTTTGTTCGTTCACTCATCGGAATAAGGTTTTTTTGACCTTTATTAGCCACTATATTACCTCCTTTTAACTATTATACCATATTTTTACATAAAAAAAAAGAAGTGTAAAATCATCAAAAGCACTTCATAAAGTTTATAGAGAGTAAGAAAAAATAAACATGAATTATTGGTCTATGAATTATTATTTTCTAAAAATGATGATTTTGTAACGAGTATTGCTACTCGTATGTATTATATAATATTTTTAATATTTTCACAAGAAGGATTGTTTTTGCCTACTATTTTTCTTAAATAAGAGCAATAATTTGTATTTAATCCATTTTTTTGCTCTATTTTTTTCATATATTGACAATCTCTACATCTTAATTTGTTGTTATTGCCTATTTTTGATATGTTTTTAGCCACGTTATTTAGTTTAAGGTATAATTTATCATTAAACTTGCTTTTGTTAAATTTAAGGGTATTTATGAAAGAATTATCAAATGTTATGTTTTCTTTCTCTATCAAATATTTTTTGCAATAGTCAAATATTTTTTTTGATTTTATAGATTGTTCTATTCCTATTGGGTTATCTAAAATAGAATGACACTTGGTACATAATAACACTCCATTTTCTTTAGAACCTTTACCTCCATGAGAACGATTTAAAAATATGTGTGCTGCTTGTAATGCTCCTTTTGAATTACAATATAAACATTTATTATTATCTCTTTTTTTAATGTATTTTCTAGTTTCTTTATCAAACTCACACCATTGACTCCTTTTACTAGCCATTATTAATAAAAATCCTTTCTATTTATTATTATTTATTATCACCATTATGTTCTTCTTCATATTTATCACATAATTCTTTTAAATGTCCTATGTAATCTAGTTTGTCTTGTAGTGTATCTTTTATATCTTGATTTTCTCCTTTTAATCTATTGTTTTGTTTTTCAACTGCATTAAATCTATTTTGCCACCAACTTATACTTTCATTTGCTGATTTTAATTCTTCTTGTAAATTAGTTATGTAATCTAATAATATTCTCAATTCATACTTTGTAAGATTTGCATAGCGTATACCTTCTATATGATTTTTTAATTTATCTAAAATTTCTTTTATTTCATCTTTCATCTTATTCACCTACTTATTTCCAAAATATCTTATTTCTCCATTGTTGGCTTTATATACATTACCTTTATCAACGGCATAATCATATTTGATGTTCATAATATCTATATCACCATTTATGGCTGATAACACTATTTTTGTATTTTCTTCATATACAATAATGTCATATCCTAATATTATTTTTAATGCTAATTTAATTCTATTTAACATTATTACTCACCCACCTTAATCCTTATAGATACCTTTATACTTCTTTACCGACAACTTTGTTCCATCTTCTAAATAACAAATTAAATTACCTCTTATTGTCGCACAATCATTTGCTGTTCCTTTATTACTGTCTAAATCTTCATATTCATAATAATCATAACCAAATCTTATAGTACAACCACATAATAATAAAATTGGCAATACTAATATAATTAATTTATATTTCATTATTACTCACCTACTTTATCTTTCTTTTAAAAACCAACCAATAGATATAACATATTTGAATAAAAACAAACATAAATAATATTCATATTTATCACCAATATAAGTTCCATAACATTGTTTATTTAAAGATAATCCAAATTGAAATTCTTTATTTATTAATTTATGTTTTTCTATACCAAATTTCAAATTATAGTCTATACACATATCATCTACATTCATTATTACTCACCTACCTTATATTCCATACTTTCAAACATTTCATGAGTTACTATTGATTTAATTTCATCTATATCAAACCCCCATATATCAGCATCTACAATAATTCCTTTTCTTTTGCCATTTTCTAACATAAAATCTATAACTTGTTTACCATTAACATAATCTCCTACTTCTATTAAATCTATTATGTTTGGACTTGATTTAACAATTTCATTATTTGCTATATTAATTTCTTCTCCAAATAAATCTCTCGCATCAACTAACACATTCCATTGATTTACTTTTTTAATTTTATTAATATATCCATCATTAGTTCTTACATAATTTCCTACTTTCATTATTACTTACCTTTGCTTTCTAAATTATTTTCATATATGTTGCCTATTACTTCAATTTCTTTTTCACATTCATTTATTTCAAACAATTCATCTAAATCATATTCATAAAATCTATGTGTTCTTCTTTTAGTTTTTTCATTATAGTATTCTGCTGTAAATTGATAATTGTTATAGATAATAACAAATTGATTATAACCATTTACTGTTTGATGAATGTCTATTATATCTCCCTCAAATATCTTCTTGCCATTTTTATCTTTTAAACCTGTGTATTGCATTAAAGAAGTAAACCATTCACCCGGTCCAGTTTGCATATTTTCATAATATCCAGTTCCATCTTCGTGAAACCAAATACTATCGTGACAATTATTTAAGTATCTCATTTTTTTTAAATCTTTATCGTAAACTCTAAATTCAATTTCTCTATTCATACTTATTCTCCTTTGCTTTCTAATAATTCTTCACATATATTTACAATATGTTCGCATAATTGTTCTGGTATTACTGACCTTTCTTTTGCACCTTTTAATCCTTGCGTTCCTGATTTACTTCCTCTTGGTGCTTTTTCATGGCAATCATCTCCATTATGACACATTGGCTTAAAATTAGGATTAGGATGATTAGTCCAAATGTCAGTAGGTTTCATTCTTTTATCTCCATATTGACAATACGTAACAGTATATCTCTTTAAGCCTTTCATAAAATCCATTTTTCTTAATCCACCTCTTGGATTTTCAATAAAAAATATCTTTGGTTTTAATTGGTTTATCAAATCTAACACATATTTATTTGTTTTGTCGCAAAATTTTGCATATTCACTTATAGGATCTAAATTGCCACTATCAGTATTTTTCTTTCTGTGATGACTAATACCAGCTATAGAATATGTAGTACAATCAGGACTAGCCCATATCACGTCAGGAACACCGTTACATAGTTTTATTATGTCTTCAGCTGTTACTTTATTAATATCTTGATATAACGATATATTTTCAAAGTCTTTATTCCATTCTATGCTATATGTTTGATGTTTTCTTTTTTCAAATGCTTTACTTATCGATCTTGTTCCTGCAAATAATTCTAATACTCTTAATTTATTCATATATTTCTTTTCCTTGTAAATTCTTCTTTGTTGTTGTTTACAAAATTTATAGCCTCTATTACTGATTTTCTATCTCCTGCTATTAAACATTCTTTAACTGATTTCCAAAATTCTTTTTCCATTTCTATGTTGTTTTTTTCAAAATTGTTTCTTATTAATTTTGTTTCTTGATATGCTTGTTTATTAGTATCTTTTTCCATTTTTATTTTCCTTTCTTCATTTCTTCTCTTTTTATTTTCATTTTAAACCAAGTTTTAATACTTCTTTCTGATAGAGTTTCACATTTTTCTTTATCAAATAAATTATTACAATATCTACATAAATGATTTTTTTGAGTTGCTGGTATAAAATTACTTGCACCACAATGAGGACAATAATATGTGTTTCTTGCAATCATTTCCTCTTCCTTTTTATTCTTTAACATAGCCTATTTGCACCACGCCTTTCTTATATTT